TCACCGTTGCATAAAAAGATAATGGATCCGTCTTTTGCATCAAGAAATCGGTCAATTACGATTCCTTCATTCTCGCTAGATCTATATTGATTTTCACGAATAAATTCGGTTACATCCAATTTGCTGGAATAAATAAGTGTTCGCTGTTCATCAAATGTAAGCCATTCATCCCAAAAATAGCGAAGAAGTGCATTTCGAAACGCATGTGTATGTTTATGCGGCATTTTCATATAGGATGTATGAAACCATTCCACCATTTCAATGATATTGCTATAACGCTCTAATAGTTCTCTGTCTTGATGCGATTTGTCTATTCGTCTTCTATCAATTTCTGCGGGAACAATATATTCATTATGATGTGAAAGATGCTCTATCCATCGTACAATAGCAGTCCATAAGGTTTCAATAGAATCACTGAATTCACTCTTCTCTACAATCTCTGTTTTTTCCTCTACTTCTTCGTATTCAAGAGGCCCATAGGAATCACGTTTAACAGGAAATTTTGAGACGCGGATAGCAAGAGGAATGGTCAAATCCGCATATACATTGGGCTGAAAAATATAATATCCGTTACAATACCGAATATATCCATGCATATCATTATGTGTCACTTGAAATGCCTTATTATTTACAATATCATTAAGTAAATCTACTGCAGCAAGCCGTGGAATATCTACTAACAAATTCCATAAATCCTCTGAGGAATAAAAGACCTGCTCTGCAAATAATGCCTTAATACGATCTTTCATTTTTGCAATACGCCACCGTGCAGAAAATTCATCGTAGGTAGAATCATCTAGTTGTAGACTTCGTACATCAATCGTTGGATTACATTTATACTGACACGATTCTATCCAGTCACATACTGCAGTAAATGGCATATCATTGATGGATACATTTTCACGTACTGTGCGCTGCGAATCAATCTGGCGAACAGGCTCTTGTCCCTGTATAATAATAGCATCCTTATTCAAATTACAGTCCACCGCAGATTGCTTCAAAATACGTGTGACATTTCCAACAAGAACCGCTTTATTAAATCCGCTGCGATAACTATATTGATCGGCAGTTTCACGTCCACCGTCAGGTAAAACCGCCGTGTATAAATAGACCATATTATTGCGCTTTTCTGCAGGCAAGGCGCAGTGTGATAAGAAACGAATGGCACGCCCGAGAATTTGTTCCGTCTTATTTAAATGGTACCATGCATCAATAATATGTGTTTCACGGATAAATCGCAAATCAACACCTTCGGATGCAAGCTGTGAACCGATAATCACTTTCATTTTAACGCCTTCTGCATTTGGAAAATCACGCTGCGCACGGATCGTCCCCTCATTATCAGGAGAAATTGCTGGATTACCTGTTAAAATACCATAATATGCAGGTGTAAATGGATGTCCTCCTTGATGGTCTCGTTCCTTACTAGAACAAAGAGCACATTGTCGTCCTCCTGCAGATTGATTTCCATTAGCAAGGAGACCCATCTTTCTTCCATAAGGAGTGTAACCGTTTGCTTCAAGTGCTAGCGCAAGAGGAATTGCACCGCCTTCTACAAATCGTGTATAGGCAAATACACATCCTTCTGTATTACGCACATTTCTAATGAAAAAGTCAAATTTAGGACTGTATTTTGCGAGCTCACCGACTTCCAGCCACTTTGCACCAACGGCGGGTTTTGCTCGGTAGCGAACTTCTATACCAGACCCCTCTTTTGTAAATACAGTAGAGAGACATTCTCTGTCTGTCCGCATTTTGTATTTTTCCACTGTGTCTCCACGTGTAAGATCTGTTTCAGGTACAACAAAATTTCCTGCATGGACAAGTGTATCCAGCAAAAATGGGCTAAGACCTTTTCTTCCAGATGGCAGTGCATTCATACATCGTAGAGATGCCTGTAGTGTATCCGCTTGTAATACAATAGGAACAAGCGGCAAATGCGTATAAAATGTAGTATCTGAAGGAGGAATTACATTACCACGCGGATCCATGCGGGGATAGTCCATTTTGAGCGTATGTTGAGGAAAAAGACGAATAGGAAAGGAGATTGGATTTTCACCACGCATAAAACTAACATAATGCTGTGCAATGGATGCCAGACGCGATGATCCTGCCTCTGTAATATTTCCTGATCTGTCAAAAATATCCATTTCCACAATAGTGGCTTTTTTATCATTCATTAAGAGCAAATTAAGCATAAAAATGATTTCTTTATAGGTATTGTACATAGGAGTTGCAGTAAGTAGACATAATTTCATACCCTCTGAATATCGTAACACATCTTGTAAATAGGGTGTAAGTATTTTACCTGCGACAGCATCACTTTTCTCGTCACCTTTTTCTTCTTTTGTTTTGCCTTCGGCTTTACCTTCGGTTTTGCCTTCGCCTTCGGTTATACCTTCGGCTATACCTTCTCCTTCACCTTCATCCTCCTGAGAAATATCGCGCACATTATGGGCTTCATCAGTAATAAGCAATTTTCCACTAAATTTACGCCTGATAATCTCACGTTTAAATTCTTCCTTCTTTTCAATGGATGCACTTGTAGGAATGGCTTTTAGTAGATCACGTACAAAATTAGCAAAAGAAATGTATCCAAATACTTTATAGCGGCGTTTAATAGCTTTTGCAACCGCTTTTTCAATCTTTGCTTTATCTCTTTCATATAATGTATTTGTTAATTTCATATACGTAACTCCTGTACACTGACTTGCAGTATTTGGTTCTGAATCATCGCCAATTTCAACTTTAGAAATATCAAAAATAGTGCGATAGAATCCTTGCTGAATGGTAGGAGGTGCAATAAGATACACTTCTGTATTTGGATAATATTCTAACCATGCTTCTATGATTTGCACTGCAGCACATGTTTTACCTACACCTACACCGTGAAAAAGGAGTGCAGACATATAAGGTGTTTTAGGAGACATAAAATTAGCAACAAAGCGCTGAACAGGTGTTACTTCAAAACTGGAATTGTCTGTGCATGGATCTGTACGAGGTTTCCATGTACTCTGCAATGATTCTGCAAACTCACGTTTACTTAATAGTTTTTGCAGAAATTCTGGATCTAGTACATCTGGATAAGCACCTGTATCATACTCCCATTTAGAAACATCTTTGGATGGAAATAAGTTTCTTCTTTGAAGCTCTACTATGATACGATCGCGTGCTTTAAAATTTGCTTCATTATCCCACAGTTCTAGCAAATCACTATCTGGGAGAGATTCGTAGGTATCTACATTTTCATCCTCAGATGGGTTGTCCTCTTCCTCTTCGTCCTCGTCATCCTCTTCCTCTTCGTCTTCTTCCTCATCCTCTTCCTCGTCCTCTTCCTCCTCTTCTTCCTCTTCCTCTTCCTCTTCCTCCTCTTCTTCCTCCTCTTCCTCTTCCTCTTCCTCTTCCTCTTCCTCTTCCTCTTCCTCCTCTTCCTCCTCTTCTTCCTCGTCCTCTTCCTCTTCCTCGTCCTCTTCCTCTTCTTCCTCTTCGTCTTCGTCTTCGTCTTCTTCCTCTTCTTCGTCTTCGTCTTCTTCCTCTTCTTCGTCTTCGTCCTCTTCCTCTTCCTCTTCTTCCTCTTCTTCCTCATCCTCACTTTCTGCATTGTTATTTTCACTCACTATACTGGTTGTAGATGCTACAGGAGGTACTACTTGCATATTAGATACAGAAGGTGCCGCGGATGGCATAGCAGATGGCATAGCAGATGGTATAGCAGGTAAAGTGGATGATACAGCGGATGGTATAGCAGGTAAAGCGGATGGTACAGCGGATGGTACAGCAGAAAGTGTTGATTTATATGTATCTAAATAAGGTGCACGAAGAGCATCATTTGGTAAAGACACATTAGGATCTGATATATTTTCAAATGGCGCAACAGGGGATTGTATAGGTGTGACAGGTGCAACAGGTGCAACAGGTGCAACAGGTGCGACAGGTATGACAGGCGCAACAGGTGCGACAGATGGAACAGGTGGTTCAACTGCCACGGTAGAGCCCAAATCGGAATTGGAATCCGAGTTAAAAATATCATTCAGATTGGGATTAGAACTGGATGAGTTTGTATCAGCCATGCTATTTATAGATAACTATTTCAATGTCGGAATAAACACTATTTGGAATGTTTGGTTCGGAATAAATCATATGTAGAGATCGGATGATATTGTTTCATGATTCCATGTACTTTTTGTAAAACATCTCGTTTTTCATTATTATCCGAACGTATTTTTGATATTGCATCTTCAAATGTACACCATTTAATTGCGCCTATTTCTCTGGACATATGAATATCATTTGTATCTAGTTCAACCTCCACCGATTTATTGCAAATGGCCAAATAGTATTTATGACAGTAGTGCACATTGTTTGACCCATAAAATGTTTCAGAAAGTGTATATGTATTTTGTAGAACAGAAAAATCGTTACGTTCTAATCCAGTCTCTTCCTGAAATTCACGAACTGCACAATTAATATCCATTTCATATGGATTACGTCGGCCCTTAGGAAATCCCCATTCAGGCTCTGTCCATACAGTCGGATGATCACGTATCAAATCAGGCAATTTTTCTCTAATTTGCTGAAAACGTTTTTCAGATGCATCATAATCGTTTCTATGTGATCGTGCAGAAGGTGATTTTCCCCAAATATCATTCCACAAATCATCAAATGTAGCAGTAAGTAAGCGATGCTGCTCCTTTTGTGTCATCCCACGCAACAATTTACACATATATGCATCATTTTGCGCACCATATTTGCCCCGTATAAATTCAATAAACGATAATGAATCTTTACGCTGAATTAAAAGAAATTGAATAGAATCGGCAGTAGGTGCAATAGTAGATTTAGAAAATAACACAGATTCACATGTATCATCCAAATAGCGCATTGCAATAATCCCATAACTTGTTACTGGCGCACTACAATTACGAAATACATGACCATTCCCACCACAATTTGTACAATGTTGTATCCGGTTTGCAATCATATATGATTTCTTTTATTCTATAAAGAGTATTTGTCTTTAGACCCATATTAAGAAAATAGGAGAAATACGCAAAATAGGATAAAAATGCAATAAATGATTCATACTGTAAATAGAATGCAATTTCCACCGAGTGTATGGGGTCCATTTTTCTGGCATACCATACATATTGTTGCAATAGGTTATTCAAAAAATCCGACGTATACTGATAAGAAATGTGCAAAAGAATTCTATGAATCTCTCGCTTTTCTCATACCATGTTCTATTTGTCGTGAGCACTATAAAGAGCATCTTGTCAGCTCACCTATTACAACTCACTTAGATTCCAGAACAGATCTTATCAAATGGACCATTGCGATTCATAATAAAGTTAATAAAATGTTGGGAAAGCCTGAATGGTCGTTGGAGGAAGTATTGGCATATTATGAACATATTGGACGAAGAAATCGCTCTCCAATTTGGACAAAAGATGATATAAATGAAGTAGATTATCGTTCATTTGTAAAAGGGTTTATTACGGGTTCTGCCTTATTAGCTGTATGTGGTGGAGTATTTTATGTAATAAATAAGATATAAATACAACAGGTAAATGGATACTGTGAATATTGAAAAATACACACCAGATTGGATTAGAGAACTATATGGTATAAAGGCTCCAACTAATGCAAAAGCACTAAACAATAAAACAGGTCAAACAAGTGCACCCGCACAAACCAATACAAAAGCAGTAAATATGTTTGAAGAACCACCTAAACTGCCTGTAGACATGCTCAACTCGCTAAAAACAAGTGCTATGGCATATGCACCTGCTCTTCCAGGTGGACTTGCACTTTCTGGGGTAGGTTCATTTAAACAAATTGCTGCGTATCTTCTTGCTATTGTTATTATTATAGGAATCATACTTGTTGTAATTCATACCTTTATTACACCTATATTTCAATTTCAACCTGGTGCTCCCGGTATTATACCAGTAGGTATGGATGATGGTAAAGTATTTTGGAAGACAGATATATCCAATCTTAACGATGCAGATTTACCAATAAAAGGTACATATTATAATTATTCCCTAAATGTGGATCTATTCATAGAAAATCCTGCTTTTTTCTCTAAAGCACCACGTATTCTTTTTATGAGAGGAGGAGAGCTTATTCCATCTGTTCCATTAACAACTTCTATGACATTATTATCTATCTTAAGAACGTACAATATAGCGGTCGCATTAGAACCCGACACAACTGATTTAATAGTGTCCGTGTTGGATACAAATACGCAGAGTCAAGATATTAAAATTAGTAATGTTCCTGTACAAAAATCATTTCGCCTTGGTATTATTGTAATGGAACATGCACTGGAAGTATACATGAATAACAAGCTAATAAATACAAAGGCATTACTATCTCCACCAAAAAGTGTAACGGGTGATATTACTGTTCCAACCAAAAATCTTGTTAAAATGCGAAATTTAAAAATATGGAACCGTGTACTATCATCGCCTGAGATTCGTAATGCATTACCCGCAATAACAAGCGACTCTGACTTTAATGCACAAGCAACACCTAGTACTGCATCGTGTTCTTAAGCACATCAAGTATAAACTAGTAGACATAAACCGATTAATTCAAATACAACTATAGAATGGCTGCAACTACAAGTTCAATGGATATATTTAAACTTGGAGAAATGAGTGGAACAATGAAAATAGTGATCGTCGTTATAGTTATTATTGTTATTATTCTTCTTTATTCAAAATCGCAAGATGACGGTACAATTATGATTCAAAATACAACACTTCCTCTAAATGAGAAAAAAGACCTTATTATGCCAGATGTTGTAAGAAATAAAATCTTAGGAAATAGTTCATCCACTGTAATGGGATTCTTTAAATTAAATGGAGGCAATCGTACTGCCAACTACACAACGCCTTATATACCACTTTTACAAGTAGAAAAAAACTGGTCATTGGAAATATCTCCTACGCCACAAGGAACAGATCACAATGTGGCACGACTTAGTATTAGCACATCTAAAGCGGGAACCATTACAACTGAAAGAATTGATCTTCCAGAAATACCAAAACAGCGCTGGGTATTTATTGCTATTTTACGTGATGGCCGCAGATTTGATGTAATCTATGATAATAAAATTGTAGCATCTCATCGGTTAGAGGCATATCCGGTTATTATCCCAAGTCCATTGTCAGTGGGTAATACGGGCCTAGATGGATTTACTAATTATATTATGATTAATGAAAAACGCTTAGCACCCGCAGATGTAGAGGCTATACGATTATCCTATGTTGATACAAATGGCATAATTACTGAAAAAGCAGTGATATCTCTTAGTCTTCCATCCATTAAATTCACTGATTTTTGCCTTCCCGGTTTCCCATGTAATTTTATTACAGCACCTCCAGCAAATAATCTTGTAAAATGGAATTCGCCTTATGCATAATTTACACAGATTTTATAAGTGTATTTATAAGAATAATGGACGGTCTAACGAACAATACTAGTAATAGCTCACCTGTAACAAGATTGATCCCCGTGTTGATTTTTACGGCAGGATTGATTGCGCTATACTTTTTGTATCAATACTTATTTGGCCCCAAAACTGGACAGTCCTATCCGCTTATTACAAAAACACAGCCTGCCATGTTAGTAGATACTTCAAAAGCGCCTTATTTTGCATCAGATAAATTGCCAATTATGTATGAAGGCGGTGAATTTACTGCATCTACATGGATTTATATTAATGATTGGAGTTATAGACGCGGCAAGAACAAATCCGTCCTAACAATTGGAGGGAATGATGGAGATGTACTTCGTATTTATTTAGGTGGAAATAAGCCAAAACTGTATGTACGTTTTAATACATATGAGGCTGGTGCGGCAGTAAATGGCACTCCTTCCCCAAATCAGGGTGCAATGGGTGCAACTTCAGGAAATAATCCAAATTCTCCACCTACTTCTACTACACCTCCACCTACACCAATTGATTCTGAAAATCTAACGGCTGCAACACGTGCAAGTACCTTTGCCTCTATTGTAAATGATGACGGTCTATTAGAATCATCTAACATTTGTGATTTACCCGAAGTACCTCTCCAAAAATGGGTGAATATCACAGTGGCTGCAAATGGAAAAACAGTAGATGTATATTTGGATGGCAAATTGTCGCGTTCATGTGTACTACCAAGACCATTTAAAGTCCCCAATACATATGGTGCAACACTACTTGGTTATGGTGGTTTTGGTGGGGAATTATCTACCACTACCATGTATGATGCCGCATTAAATCCTGAACAAGTATATAAAAATTATATGGCGGGACCAGAGCCTGTTACATCTATTGGTGACTGGTTTTCAGCCACTTTTCTTCCAGGCATTAGTGTTTCAGTAACAACACAATAAAGCGGATAAACCCGATAAACCCGATAAACCTGATAAACCCAATAAACCCGATAAACAATCCTAATAATAACATTTTATGAAATAGAATGAACGCCCTTCAGGCACAATCTGCTCCATCAAATACCAATGAAAAGTCCGGTATTTTTAATCAGTTAATGTTTGGCGTAGGATTGGTACTTGCATTATATCTTACATTATTATTTATTGAGATTGTATACAAATACATTAATCGGCTTTCTATGAGCCGCACAGTTCTATTGCCTTTTACGTACAACATGGATGATAAATCAAAGACCATTCTTCAAAATCCGAACATAACTGGTTCCATACCCATTCATCTATCAGATAATGAACGATCAGGTGTTGAATTTAGCTACTGTTTTTATTTAAATGCACATCCATCTGCATTTAGAACAGAAAAAGGTCTGTTGCATATCTTCCATAAGGGTTATCCGCAACAATTTCCTCTTTTGGCACCCGGTGTATACATGCGATCTGATACAAATACATTGCGTGTATATATGAATACATATAAGACATGGAATAATTTTCTAGAAGTAGAAAATATCCCCATAAGCAAATGGGTTCATATTGCGCTTGTATGCAAAGATAGCGCATTAGAAATATATATCAATGGTGATTTAAAGAAAAAGATGTCATTTGAAGGATTTGCACCATACCAAAACTATCAGGATATTATTTGTTTTAATCAGCGCAAGATTACACTGCGAAAGACACAGCTCCCTGTTCTTGATGAAGATACTGCAATTTTTGGACCAATGAAAGGTATGTTCAGTAGACTGTCCTATTTTAGCTATGGATTATGCTATGCAGAAATTCAGAAACTAATGAATGAGGGACCATCTAGCCAAATGGATTCATCTTCTATGAATGATGTTCCGCCTTATTTGGCAGATACATGGTGGGCGGATGGATATTAATTCATTACTTCGTTTTTACTTCGTTTTTACTTCGTTGTTACTTCGTTGTTACTTCGTTTTTACTTCGTCTAAAAAAAACTACTAAATATGTTGGTATAAAGATAACACATATTTACTATAACAAAACTAGTGATGCCAGGAGGCGGTCTATTCTCATTAGTGGCCTACGGAGCACAAAATGTATTATTAAGTGGAAATCCTGATTTCACCTATTTCTATAAAACATACAAAAAATATTCACATTTCGCGGAGGAATCTGTGACATTTGCAATGGATGGCCCACAGGATTTATCCTACAATCAACCCATTCAAGTTCGTTTTAAACTACAGCGTGTTGCAGATTTAGTGCGTGATATCTATTTTGTATTTGATTTACCAGATATTTACTGCAAATACATTGAGTCCTTTCCAACATCTACTGGTCGCACATCACAGCTCAATTTTTCATGGGTCAATAGAATTGGGTGTCATATTATTCAGAACATAGGATTTTATATTGGTGGTCAAAAAATACAAGAATTTAGTGGAGATTATATGGCAGTAAAAGCGCAGTGCGATTTAAATACAGATGCTTATCAAAAATGGCAAACCATTGTGGGAGATATTCCTGATTTATATGATCCTGCAAATGGACTCTATGCAGGTGGTTCTACAGGAACGGGTTATCCACTTGTATACAACAATAATGGTCAAGGACAATCCACTACTACACCTCCTAATATTAATCGCCCCTCTATTCGCGGTCGTCAACTACAAGTTCCAATTCCTTTTTGGTTTTCAGAAGCAACCTTTGGTGCACTTCCGCTTGTTGCCTTACAATATCATGAATGTGAAATCCAGATTACACTGCGACCTATTAATGAATTGTATCGTATTCTAGACAACAATGGATATCAAGTTGCACCAGGATATCAATATAATGCTTCGCCGATCTCATTGCAACCTGGAAATATATTTTACACGGCGGCTAGTATTTCCGACATTACCATTAATAATTTTTTGACCGATATT